CCTCGAAGGCGTCCTCCTCCAGGATGATAGTCTCGTCGTAGGCGGTTATCTCCCGCCTCGAAACCCCGCCGTCCACCGCCCGTCCGGGCGCTTCCAGCAGGAATATCCCGAGCGGCCACTCCACCGTCCCGCCGTCCGGCATGTGTAGGACGAACCACGGCCTTATCCGCTCGGACAGAAAGTCGATTTCCCCCCGCGCGTATTCGTCCAGCGTGAACGTCGCCGTCCGCTTTATCGTGCAGAACTCGCCGTAGGACACCTTAGCGGCCTGTACGCCGTCCAGGGTGCCTTTTTTTATGTCGTGCTTGTCGAGGAGTTCATAGCGGAACGACACCTTCCGGCTGTCGTTTTTCATGCGCAGGGCGTCGTCTATCGCGCCGGCGGGGTAATTGCGGGGGTTGTTCATCTGGGGCACTTTTCACTCTCCTTCCCGCCGCGATGAAAAAACAGCCCCGAAGGACTGCCCGTTGACGTCAAGATTTTCTTGCCTTATTACGGCGAATCATGTATTATTTTGCCAAGCTGTAAAAGCAGGGCGCGGCGGGCCAGCCCCCAAGGGGGTGATGCCCAAGTGGTTGACTTGGCTACGGTTATAGCGGCAATCGGTCTGCTTGTCGCAATGGCGCGTTTAGTCGTGGCAATCATCGACGTTATTTCTAAAAAGAAATAACCGCCCCTGCTGCCAGGCCGTGGCGGTTATTTCTCCGTATTACCATTAAACGGGGTCAGCCGCCGCGCTTTGCTGGCGCAGTGACTATCGGGAGGGTGCTTAAACGCCCTCCCGTTTACTTTATGTTTATTTTAGCGCGTTATTCTCCGCACGTCAACCCCTTTTGTTTTGCGCTTGCATAGTATTACAGATCAACCTCCTGCTGAAAATCCGTCTCCGTAAACGTGAACGATACCATGAACCCATTGGACACCGTCGCGGGCTTGTCGCTCAATCCCCCGGAGATAGTCCCGTAAACCGCGCCCCGCCGCCAATCGCGCAGGATAAGCGTCTTCCCGCTCGCGCAAAGCTTCTCCAGGCCGTCGCGGGCCTGCGCGTCGCAGTAGAACCCGAGCTGCGCCGACCTCTGCGTATGCCCGCCGGTCTGTAAAACCGGCTTCTCCCGGCCGACAAACTGCGTCAGCGTCTTTTCCGGCGCGAACGTCCTGTCTTTTTGCGGCTTGGAATCCAGGTTGTACAGCAGTTTTGTCATGTTTTGCGGGTTGTCCGCCTCCGCCAGAACGGTATGACGGAACGGCAGTTCCCCCGTTTCCGGCAAGCTGTCAGCGTACCCCGCGAAGCCAGCGTTCACCGTCCGGACAAAATAATCGTACCGTCTCTGCGGCGCGGCCGTGTAGTCGTCGTAAACCGCGCCCGCGGTTTTCCCAATGCGCAGGTATTTCCCTTCCCGGAACTCCGAGCGGTACACATACGTCGTCTTCCCGGCGTTGCCGGATATGTGCAGCCGCATAAATAATCCGGGGTTGTCCACCAGCTTCAGCGCCGGACGCTCCGGCGCGGCCGTATAAATCGTAAACGGCCGCGCGGCCCAGCCCGAGGATATGCCGTATTCGTTGATTATCCTCATTTTAGCCGTATAATTCCCGTTCGGGAGCAGCGCGTCAACCGTGTGGCTGAAAACGTTAAGGAACGGCTCGCTTCCCGTGCTATATACCACCGCCCCGGCCGAATCGGTTATCTCCAGTTCCCACGCAAGCAGGTTAGAGGCTGAGAAGCTCACGACCGGCCTGTTGGAGTTTGTCACGCTCACAATCGTCGGCGGGTTCGGCGCGCCTATCGTGTAAAACACGCCGATAACCGACCACGGCCCCGCGTCGCCCAGGGCGCCGTAGGCCATGTTGTGCGCGTATTCGGCGTAAGCGTTCGTGTCCGGGTCCTCGAAGCCTTGGAAATGCAGCCGCCGGAAATATGTCAAAAGCGTGTTCTCCGTGTTTTTGACGTATTGTTCTAACCGCTTCCGGCGGTTGCGGGCCTGTATGTCCTCCGGCGACGGCCGGCCGCGCTCCTTTAATATCTCCCCGACCGGCCTTCCCGACAGCTCCGACAGGAGCCTTACGGCGTCGCCCCCGGCCCCGCAGCCGAAACAGTAATACAGGTTTTTTTGCGGCGACACGGAAAACGACGGCGATTTTTCGTTGTGAAACGGGCACAGGGCGTAATTGTGCCGGTTGAGCTTTATGCCGTAGTCGCGGCAGACTTCGAGGATGCCGATATCCGCGTTCACGCTTCCGCCGCCATAGCCTCGCATATCTCGTCAACATCCGCCCCGGTGTAGTCCGACACCATCGCGATCAGCCGTTCCGTCGATATTTCGCCGTCGTCGAACATTTCCCAGGCGTCCGCTATGGCTTTTCTGTCCGTGCCGCGCATAGCGTCACGGCGCGTCACCGCCGCGCGGCGCTTCCGTTTTGGCCCGCGTCCTCTGTGTCCCATATAGCGCCTCCGTTGGTTATATTACCCTCCTCCCCGCGAGGAGACGGGGTTTTATGAGCCCGCCGGGCGGCCGTTCCGCCAGCCGGGTTGCTGAAGCCCGGCATCATACGCAACGCCATTGTCCCGAGCGCGGGGAGGAGGGGTGTTGCCGCTTGTTTTTACGGCGCGTAGTGCCTCGAAACATACATCAGGTTCCAGCCGTTTTCGTCCTCCGCGATGATCTTCCGAAGCCGCTCCCAGCGCGCGTTTTTGTCCCTGAACCATATCTGGAGCCATATGTAGTGCAGCTTCTTGACCTGGCTCTTTATCTTGTTCAGCAAATCGTCGTCAATGACGAAATCGCCGACGAAACTAACGCTCAGTTCCTCGCCGAACACGAACTCCATCCGCACCTCGTTCTGCGGCGCTTCGTCCACGAGCGACATCTGCCCCGTTTCGATCAGACGCGGCCCGATCGTGAACCGGACGGGGTACGCGTCCTTGCGGACGTGAAACTCCATCGCGTTGTTCACGCAAAGTTTTTCCAGCTTTTCGTATTCGTCGTCCCAATTCTCGCTTAACACGGCCCGCCTCCTATAGTCTTGTCACGATAAGCTCGCTGTCGTCCGTCGTGCGCGTCGCGATAAACTGCAGCCCTTTCTCGCGGCACTTAGCGTAAAGCGTCTCCCGGTTTTTCGTCGAGAGGTTCTCCGTGCCGTCGATGAGGATGATCCGCAGTCCCGCAGGCTTTCCGAGGGCGACGTCGACGCAGAGCTGGAGCTGTTCGCCGTCGGAGAGGTTGTCCACAGGCAGCCCGTTCACGAGCGGCTTCCCGTCCTTCACGGTCAGCCCGGCTACCGGTATCGTCGCGGTTTTCAGTATCTCGCTCGGGAGCTCCCTGGCCAGCTCAATCTTCGCGGTCAGTTCCTTGCTCCGTTCCGTCAGCGCCTCCCAGTCGGCTTTCGTTTGGAGGAAGCGTTTATATTCGTTCAGGTGCAGCCTCATCGCCTCCGCCGTATCTATCTCCGCCTGGAGCGCGGACGTGTCGGCGGGGCTCGCTTCCGCGAGGTCTCCGGCCGCGCCTATCTCGCCGTCAAGCGCGGCCACCTGCCGCGCGTATTCCGCTTCGGCGATTTTTTTCTTGTCCGCCAGCTTGTCATCCAGCGTCGCCAGTATAGCCTCGTCCGCGGCGATTTCCGCTTTCCTGCGCTCTATGGCGGCGGTCAGATCCCGCCGCCCGTTCTCGATAGCCAGCTCCGCCGCGCTTATTGCGATCATTTTTGTGGCCTCGAAGCCGCGGATTTTATCCTTATAGCCCTCCCGGAGGGAGCGAGCCCTCATTATCTCGCTGTTTTGGTGTCTTATCGTCTCCAATTCCCGGTATTTCTCGCCGAGGCTGTAAGCCTCCCATTTGTCGGCCTGATAGCCCTCCGGTATCGCCGCCGCTATGTCCTCCATCGTCTTGCGCAGGTGCAGCGCCCGGCTGTTGACCTCCTGCCGCGTCTTGTAGTACACCCCGTTCTCGGACTGTATGTCGTTCAAAACCTGGAGGATGTTCTGCTCATAATTTACTCCGGCTGGTATCTCCCCGAACTTTTCCCGTATCCAGTTCAGATCCCAGTTAAACTCGATCAGGTCCAGGATCATCCGGTTCTTTTCCTGCCGGCTCATCTTCGTAAATTCAACCGGGTTTAGCTGGAGCGGCGTGAATATCTCGTTCAGGAAACTCTGCGGGCCGGGTATCTGCCTGCCGTTGTCCATCACCTTGAACGCGTCGGACTTGTCCGTCCTCAGCTTGCGTTCCGCCCTTATGCCGGTGTCCGTCTCCAGCAAAAGCTCACTCTCGCTCTCGCCCTGGCGGATGATGACGTCCCGGCGCGCGTCGTTCGTCAGGATTTTCCGTATGGCGTCCAGCACGGACGACTTACCCGCGCCGTTCGCGCCGGTTATCTCCACCGAGCTCCCGTCCAGCTCCAGCTCCGTTATGCCGAGCACGTTCTTGATTTTCAGCTTTGTCATTTTCATTCATATTCCACCACCGTTTCAAATTCAGAGATTGTCTTGGTCTGCTTGCAGTAATCGCAATGCCCGCAGCCGGACGGCCCCGCCTCGCCGCGTTTCAGCGCGTCATATCTCGGCGCGAATTCTTTGACAATTCCCATCGCGTTGTCCAGGACCTCCTCCGCGAACACGAACCCGCCGACGTCCGGAATTTCCTCCTTCGTGGCCGCCAGCAGCGCCATGCGCCCGGCCCGGCCGTATGTCCGCCTGATAAGCTCCCGGTAAATCGCCATCTGATAGTGATACCCGTAGGCGAAGAACCACTTGACATACGCGCCGTCGGCGTCGCTCCAGACCCTCCGAAAATCCTTAACGCATTTTATGTCGTAAGCGTCGAATGTCTCCATGTCCAGCAGGTCGATCATGCCCTTGAACTTCACTCCGGCGATCTCGCCGATCACGACCGCCTGCTTCTCGCATCTACAGTAAATATCCGTGAATACGGGCTCCCGCGCGAACCTCTCTACGCTCCCGTCGACGCGCCTGTAGTTGCTCTTTATGTCGCCCTTGGTCTGCCCCCTCGACGAAACCATGTCCGGGTTCCGCGCCAGAAACAGATCCTTATCCCCGGCCAGGCAAGCCTCGAAATAGTGGCCCTCCTTGAAAACCTCTTTGTCCTCCTCGTACTCGCGGTTTAGGATAGCCAGCGCGCGGGCCTCGCAGGTTTCGAAAGTCTTGAATTGACTTGCCGACATGTACCTGCGCGTCATTTCCGGGCTGAAATAATCCTCACTGTTCAGCATTATCCTTCTCCTTTCGCTTCGCTCCGCAGCCGGCGCAGAGCGCGACGCCGTAGCGCCTGTGATTGACCGCCGCGACCTGCTCGGCGGTGTAGTCCCCGAAAGCCGCGATTTCTCCGCCGCAGTCGCCGCAGGCCGGGATTGGTGAAGGGCCTTCGGCGGCTTTGCCGGGCGGCTTCTTTTTCTGTACCCGCAGCGCTTCCTCCAGTTTCCCGAACGCCTTGACCTTTTCGACCTTCACAACGATCCTAATCCCCGCCCATTTCTCGATGATCGGGGTGCCGTAAAGCTCCTGTATGGCCTTACAGTTGGTTTTGTTCAGCACCATCGGTTTGCACTTTTCCGCGAATTGGGCGATGACGCAGGGTTCCTTGCTGTTTTTGGACGTGTTGAATATTTCCTCCTGCGCGACGCGGGCAATCGTCAGCGTGCGCTCCTCCCCCTCCTGGAAATCCCACGAGCCGAGATAGTCCGGGTTGGTCAGCTTTTTCCAATGAGTTTCGGACATATGTCTCACCTCCTCAAATGGCTCTAATAGATTAAGCCTTTCGCGGGGCGTAACTTAACCGGAAAATATAAATTTTGGCAATAAAAAAAGCCCGCTCGGGTGGAGCGGGCTGTTGACGGATAATGTCAAACAAGGATATAATCATTCCGCACGTGCCGCGTAACGGGCGGCTAGACTTGCTGATCCTGAGGGAGGGGGTAAAAAATACTCTCTTGGGAGGTGAAGGAAATGTCAAAAACCGATATAATCGCGTTGATTATTAAGGCGGCGGGCCTGATTCTGGCCTACCTGACATACCGGAACAACAAGAAATAGCCGACCCCCTGGCAAGGCTTCGGCTATTTCCGGCTTTACTGCTTGAGATAGAACGCAGGCCGCCGCCTAACGCGGCATGTGCGCCTGTTTATGTTATGTACATATTAACCGCTATATGCGCGCCTGTCAAGTCATACTTTCCATCTGTGGCCGCAGTTCTGGCATACGGCTTCCGAATGCGTCTTTGACTTCGTCTTGCTGTTCGTCAGTAGCGGGATTATCAGGATCAGCCCCAGCGTGCATATGGCCAGCAGTATCCAGAAAAACCAGCCGATACAACCCCTGCGCTTTGTCTTTGTCTCTGTGATTGCCTGGACAACAATGTTGTCGCTTCCGCATTTTGGGCATTTCACGGTAAAGCCCCCCGGTTATTAAATGATATAATGTGTCTGGCAAGCCCCTTGATATATTTTCCTCAAGGGAATATAATCTGGCCGCGCATGTGGCATAAGGGCGGTAGGCTTGACTTCAACGAAAGGAAGCCCACCGCCCTTCCCCTGTATTATAACCGGAATTGCGGCGGTGTCAACCAGGAATTTGTATTCCTATTGAAATATTTGTCGGGAAAGATTATACTTTGTCCGCACATGTCGCGCACATGGGGCGGTTAGGATTTTTGCCAATCAGAGGGGGAATTTTTCTCTGGGAGGTGATGGAATGTCATGGTCTGAGATAATCAACGCGATTCTCAAGGCGGCGGGCGTGCTCTTGGCCTACTTGACATACCGGAACAAAAAGAAATAACCGGCCCCTCTAGCCAAGGTCCGCCGGTTATTTCGTACCACTAGTACGAGATACAGAGCAAGCCGCCGCTTCAGCGCGGCATGTGCTTTTAATAACCGCCGTCCCCTCTAAGACCGCGGTATTTTGTTTAGCAATTCCCGCAGCCTAACCGCCTTTTACAGCGGCCTTGTGCGATGGGAAAGGTTTGCGCCCCTTCCCTTTTATTATACCCGGATTTTTGGCCGTGTCAACGGAAATAATTTAATAACCGGAAACGCTTGTAATTATAAATCCCATGCAATATAATGCCGGAAAAAGATAAAGGGGTTGTAAGGTTATGAAAACCAAAAAGCAATTTATCGTCGGGTTTCTTCTGGGGGCCGTACTGTTCGGCTCCGCGACGGCGTTCGCGGAATCCTCCGCGAAAATCGACGTTATCTTCGGCAGGGTCAAGCTCGTGGTCAACAACAAGCCGGCCGACAAGGAAACGCTGCTCTATAATGGGACAACCTACGTTCCGCTGAGGGCGGCGGCTGAAATCCTGGGGAAAGAGGTCGCCTGGGACGGAAGCGCGAACACGGCGTACATCGACGAGCCGGGTACGGGGAGGACGTTCGGGGCGGCGGCGACTACAAAGCCCGCGCCGATAGCAGAACCATGGGAGAGCTTCTATAAAACCGACGATTACAATAAGTACACAACTCCGGCCTCGGAAAATGGTCTGGACGGAACTTTGTTGAAAATTGTCGGAGAAGTCACAGAGATAGTGGATACTACTGGCTCGGCTGACATTGAGGCTTTTATTGTAAAAGACGGGCAGGGCAATAAATGGCTCATTGCGGTGACTTCCGACAGCGCGCTCGCAAAGAAAGCCGGAGATAAATTAACTATCTATGGCGCTTATCAGGGAATATCTGCTAAGTTCAACGATCTCCCGACAATCTATTTGATTAGGTACAAGGACGATCAAGGAGCGCATGTTGTCAAAAGTGGGGGGCTTCCTTTGTATCTTGCGTTTGAAAACTCATAACATATAAGGTTTTAGGCGAATGGTAACAATAATTTACCTGAACATTCCAACCAGCCGCGAGGCTGGTTTTTTTGACGGCCATATAATTCCGCTATCGTGAATCAGTCATCCAATAAAGCGCTGAATAGATGAAACAAGTGAATCTTGGTTCCTATAAATATCTTCAATATTTGCGATTTCTATGCGTGCCTCTTCGCCTTTTTCGTTCGGGAAACCGATGTATTTCTTTGTTGCCGAAAAGCGGAAACGGCATATCCATTTTGTGACCATCCCGCCATATAATACCGCAAAATAGTTAAGCGTATCTTTATATGATATTTGCGATATATCAACTTTGCTTGCCAATATTGCCTTTACGATATAAAACGCCTGGATTTCTTCTTCGGTTGTGATTGCCTGATTGCGTGGAGCCGCGTCTACGGACACTGCGGCCTCCGCCTCCGCCGAAGTGCTTTGCGCCTGTATAGCCGGTGCGGCGTCGGTTTTTAACGCGGAGGTTATACGGTCGTTCATCATTTCGCCGATAAGGTTGTTTAACGTGGATTTTACAATAGGCCGGAATTTCTCAATTACTTGCACCGTTTTCATGCCGTCGTATGTATGGGTCAGAAAATATTTAATAAAATCATCTGACGGCTCTTTTAGCTGTTCCAAAAAATATCGCTTGATTTCATTGGAATATTTCAATTCCGCAGCGCGGCTGAATATTTCTGACGCGTCGAAATTTGCCTTACAGAATCGCTTCAGCTCGGGGACGATTGATTCCTTGATGTTCAGCAGGTCAAGTTCCAGAAACGGGGTCAGATCCATCCGGTTTTGATCGTCCAAGTCCGTATAGAACTTATAAATAATGCCGTTTGTCAATATTGCGAACTTAACCTTTGAAGCAGCGAAATAACGGAATAATTGGGAGTCGTCTTTTTCCAATGTCGAACCGCACCATTTGGTTTCAACGAGTATGACCGGCGCTCCGTTCAGAAAAATGGCATAATCCACCTTTTCGCCCTTTTTAATGCCGACGTCGGCTACGAATTCCGGCACGTATTCGTCGGGATTGAACACGTCATATCCGAATACTTGCTGAAAAAAAGGCATTACAAGAGAGGTCTTCGTAGCCTCTTCGGTTTGTATCTGTTGGCGCAATTTTTCGGCGCGGACGGAGAATTGCTTCAAAACGTCGATAAAATCCATCGCGAGACCTCCGTTTGTCTATGAAAAAGCCATTTAGTACCTAAAATCCCTTTGCATTTTTATAACCCGTCCGACGATATGTACGTCTTCCATTTCGTCCCTTTCAAATATTCTGCTCTCAAACGCGGGGTTCAACGGGATCAGTTCCAAGTAATCTGGGCCAAACCTTATCTTTTTCAGCGTACCGTCCTCGCCGTTATAAATAACCACGGCAATCTGTCCCGAATCTATGGCGTTTTGCTTCCTCACGAGAACAAGGTCGCCGTCCTGGATTTTTGGCGACATGGAGTCCCCGGACACCCTCAGCCAAAAATAATCCTGGATGTCGCCGCTGATTTCCGTCTCCTCCAAAAATGCGTAGCCCTCAAAATCTTCCAGTAACAAAGCGCCATAGCCAGCCTTCACGATGCCGTATATTGGTATGTTCAGGACATTACCGAGTTTATGTACTGTTCCGAGGTTACCCAGAAGCCCCGCGTAATCTATGCGCCGTGGGTCGTCAATGTTGCCAAGGAGATAATCCACGCTGCAATCTAGGGCGGCGGCGATTTTTTGAATTGTTACCAGTTTGGGGTTTAATCTTCCGCTCTCATATTTTCTGATTGTAGATTCATCTATGCCGGCTAGTTCTCCGATTTTTTTCTGTGTCATCTTTTTTTCTTCACGAACAATCCTTATTTTCTCTCCTATAGCCACAGGAAAACCTCCCATTACTCATATTATCATATTATGAAGAATTATGCAAATTTATTTTGATTTATGTCTTGACAGTTGCAGTTGCAACGGCTAATATAATTATAGCCGATGCAAATGAAGCGCAAAAGAAGAGGGGAGGTGAAATCATTGAGAATCAACGTGAAAAAACTTATCGTGCTGATGTATGACCGCGACATCAACATGTCTCAGCTTTCCGAGGCAAGCGGCGTGTCCAGGGGAACGCTGTCCGCGATCAGGAGCGGGAAAAGCTGCTCGGACGACACAGTTATTAAAATCGCACGGGCGCTTGGAGTTGAATTGGACAGCTTGATAGACCATTAAGATGTTTGGGAGCCGGGAGGCTATCCAAACACGTTGCTTGCTGTACTATACTCATTCAAAAAACTCGCTCTTACGATTCGCGACCGCCGGGGTGGTTCAGCGTTCGTAACCGCGTTCCCGCTGGGGCGGTTCGGCCTTGAAAGTCACGCCCTTGAAATTCCCGGCGTCCAGAATATAATCGCCGTCGCTCCAGCGTTCTTCCACAAAGCGCTCCGCCACGCGGCGGTTGGCGCTTCGACCCCCGCAGGGGCGGTTCAGCGTTCATAACCGCGTTCCCGTTGGGGCGGTTCGGCCTTGAAAGTCACGCCCTTGAAATTCCCGGCGTCCAGAATATAATCGCCGTCGCTCCAGCATTCTTCAACAAATTTCTCCGCCACGCGGCGGTTGGCGGCTTCGACCTCAACCGACATTTCCAGTTTCTCGGTGATTGTCACTTTATAGGTTTTCATCGCGACATACTCCTTTCCCGTTTTTGATGTTGCCGCCAGCGGTCATAATCGGCTTTCGCCGTCGAATATGCCGTGCAGGCGGCACTTTGCGCCGTGTTTGGCAGA